GTTGATTTTAGCTCTATGGTATTCGACGGTGCAGATATAGAATTTGCTAATTTAGAGTTGACCGGAGGATTAATTGTACCAGAAGCAACTTTCGACGAAATAGAAGTTGCTGATTCAGTTAATTGGGATTCAGTAAGATTTTACGGATCAGTTAATTGGGATGATGCTTCGTTATTAGGCTCATCTATTGCGTCATTTAAAAGAATAGCGCAAACAGTTGTTCCGGTAACTTCTGCTTCAACGATAGCTTTAGATACAACTTTAGGCGGTATTTTTACATTAACACCAGCACACACAGCAACGATTAACGCGGCTTCAGTTATTGCCGGTCGTGAAATCGTTTTAGTTATAACAACGTCAGGAACAAGCTCATACACATTAACTTTTGGAACTAATTTTAAGTCAACAGGAACTTTGGCAACAGGTACATCAACTGGTAAAGTTTTTGTAATTAGATTTGTTTCAGATGGAACTAATTGGAATGAGACTTCACGCACGACAGCTATGTAAAATAATTAAGTAAGATGGGGAGGTTATTCCTCCCCAGTCTTTCTAAGGAGTTAATCTATGAATGTAAAAACAGAGATTTGCACATTAGCGCAAAGCCGATTAGGACAGGCCGCAGTTATAAATGATATTGATGATCCACAAACTCCCGCAGAAAAAGCTTATGCAAAATGGTATGATATTTGCAGGCAAGATTTATTAAAAACATTAATGCCGAATTTCGCTTTAGCAAGAGTATTAGTTGCTCAATTACCGGATGCTCCGGCGTTTGGCTGGGCTTATGCTTATCAAAAACCTTCTAATTGCTTAAAGGTTTTAGGCATTGGAGAAGTTCAAGATAAAGAAAATAATTATGCGATTGAAGGCGACGAGATTCTTTCCGACGACGATTATGCAGATGGCTTACAATTAAGATATATTAAGAATATAACTGATGTTTCAAAGTTCACTCCTGAATTTATAATGCTTATGTCATGGGCGTTAGCTTATAACGCTTGTGTTGAGATAACTAAAGATTACGATAAGTTGGGATATATCGAAAAGATAATGCCTTCAAAGTTATCCGCGACTTCTTCAGTAAACGCGCAGGAAAATAGGCCAATAAGAATTAATACTTCAAAATTTAAACAAGCTAAATATTCAGATAATCCAACGGGATATGTTAAGCGATGAAAATACTTACGGCATTAAATAATTTCGCTCGAGGGAAAATTGACCATGACCTTAACGGGAGATATGATTTGCCGATTTATAGTACCGGAGCAGATGTTTTTAAGAATTTCTTTTCTAATTTCAAAGGGAATGGATTATTCCGTCCAGGGTTAGAAATGATGTTTGATTTTCAAGACTGCGCGCTTATGGAGTTCAGATTCAACAATGCACAGAGCTATATTGTGGTTATGTATAATA